TCTTGAGGAGGTTCGGAAATGAGCGACAAGCCGATGACGCAGGAAGAGCTGGCGGAGATCAGGGATCTTGCAGAGAAGGCGACGCCCGGCCCCTGGGAGGACGTGGCGGCGTGCTTGGAGTGTCCGAGAGAAGTAGGCATCTCGCGGCAAGACCTCGCGTACATCGCGGCCGCGAACCCCAAGACTGTCCTTGCGCTGCTGGATGAGGTGAAGAGGCTGCGGGAAGAGGTGGCGCGGCTGGACAAGGAATCCGACTGGTTTATCGAGTATATCTGGAATAAGGACATCTTCAGATGCCCGATGCCTGAAGGATATAAATGCGAACATAAGTTCAAGCATATATGTTGCTTGGATTCTGAGGAAACAGAAATTCGTGGGCGATGCTGGCGTGAGGCCGCCCGCAAGGCCGTGGAGGAGAAAGAACGTCATGGATAGCCCCAAGCTCAAGCCCTGCCCAGCCTGCGGATCATCTGCGGAACTCTATGCCGGGGACGTCCCAGGAAGAGATTATGTGAGCTGTGCAAATCTTGATTGCTCAGTGTGTGGGCCGTTCGGAAATAATACCGAAGATGCTGTGCGGAAATGGAACTCCCTCCCCCGTCGTCACGAGATCATGCCCAACGACGTGGACTGCACAGGCTGCCCGGAGCGGCGACACAGGAGCCACGACCATGACTGACGCCGAACGCATCAAGGAGCTCGTCCGCCTGCAAGCGGAATTGAACCAGGTGGAGGCGGAAGCTGCGGAAAAGGTGCAGGCCATCAAGGCCCAGATCAACGAGCTGTGCGGCATCTCCACCAAAGCAACGCGCAAGAAGAGCCGCATGACCAGCAGTCAATGGGTATCCGCAGGACGGGCAATCACAGGAGGACGCCGTGAGTGTGTCGCGTAGGGCCGATGGCCGGTGGATCGTCAAATTCCGCAGCGAAGGAAAGTGGCAACAGCGTTCCTTTCGGGACGAGCAGACGGCCCGCGCCTTCGACGTGGAACAGATGGAGCCGGAAGAGGCCGACAGCCGTCTGTCCATGGGAGAGCTCACCCTCGCCTATCTGCGCTCCCGCCCCGACCTGCACCGCTCCACACGCAGCAGCATCCTGTGGCTGCTGGCTGACGGTGGGCCGGCGGCCTTCCTGCGTGACAAGTACGCCGACATGCTCAACCGCCAAGACCTGGAGCGGATGCGCGAAGGCCTGCGCGTGCGTCAGGTCAGCAACAACACCATCAACCATTACCAGAGCTATCTCTCGTCTATCCTATCGTGGGGCGTTGAGCAGGATTTCCTTGCCCGGCACCCGTGGCCGTACCGTAAGCTCAAGGTAGTACGGCCCGTCATGCGGGCGCAGTTCCGTGATCTGATGCGGGTCTTCCCAGAGCTTCCGGGATGGCTCCAGTGGGCGGTCAAGACCGCCTTTTTTCTTGCCTTGCGGCCGGGACAGGTGGAGCTCTTTGGCCTGCGCTGGGACGCCTTCGACTTCCGGCGCAGGCAGGTGGTTATCACCCAGGGGAAGAGCGGAAAGCCCAAGACCGTTATCATCCGCAATGATTCCTACCTGCGTGAGGCTGCCCTGCGTTGTGCCTATGACCAGCGTCGAGGAATCATGCTGGTATGCCACTACGATAATGGCCGCCCTGTGCGCTCTTACCGGCGGGCATGGGAAACGGCCTGTAAACGTGCAGGGATCTCCATGCGCTTCTACGACGTGCGCCACATCGCCGCCACCATCATGCTGGGCGAGGGGGCCGACCTTGCCGCCGTGGCTGCCCAGCTTGGGCACCAGTCCGTGGCTACCACCGGCGCGATCTACGCCCACGTCACCCCCACGGGGCAGGCTCACGCCGCAGAACTTATGCCGTCCCTGGGTGAAGTGATAGACGTCTCACCGATCAAAAAATAGCCTGTGCCACGCCAGACAGTATTGGGTATGAAGGAAACAGGGATATAACGGGACTTATGGGGATATTCCGGTGGCAACTAGCTTGAATGTCAATATGTTATCACATCTTCCAAAGTAGGAAGGATGTTGTCCGAAACCTGATACCGCGCCATTTATTTTAGGGAAAAGCCCGCTGTTCTCTTCCCGTGCGCCACACAGTCTTGGACAAAGAGCGCCCTCCGTTGCGTGTCGATTCTGACACAAAACGGAGGGCGTTTTCCGTATCAAAGCGGCAAAGAAGATGCTAAGGCCGCTCCAGCCTGGACGTTACTTGTCCATGCGTGGACACCGAATCGCTTCATTGCTTGGGATGGGCGGCCGCTCTTCAAAAAAGTCCGGCACACTGCCTTGTACTCTTTCCCGGTCTACAACCTCTGGTTGTGTAGAGGATCGCGCGACCGCCCGCTCTTCAAATCGGGCACAGCGTTCGCGCAGTTCGGCATTTTCCTTCCATAACCGCCTATTTTCTAGCGATAATTCCCGGCGCTCATCACGCTCTGCCTTCAATTCAGCCTCTAGTACGGCACAGTGCGGACACTTGCCTAGCGAAGGATCTTTTCCAGCCCCTACGGCGTCCGCGTCGCTATCCCTTGGACACATTGGACCACGACCAAAGACAATCCAATCCATGCAGAGGTTATGCCGCTCGGCGGCTATCCTTACCCATGAATCAGGTAATTTATTGTTATTTTTGGCATTTGACACCGCTTGTTGGGAGACCCCTAACAGACGGCCGAGCTCAGAATCGCTTTTAGCAGCAAGAGCATTTTTCAGGCGCAGCAGAATCGCACTGGCAGTTGTATCTTGCATGAGTCAGCCCACAACCAAACACACAACTAAAAATGTCTGTATTTGGCTAACTATCCCGCTATCTTACATTAAAAATGTACCATTCTTAACTTACAACTATTTTTAGTGTTGACTTCAACATCAAAAAT